CGCGACCGGTGGGGCCGCAGGAGGTGGGGCCGCAGGAGGCGGTGGGGGTGGCGTTGGGACCGAAGGCGGAACCACTGGGATGTTTACCGATGGAGGCGCAGGGGGAGTCACCGCAGCAGGGGGTGGGGGTGGGGCCCTGAGCGCGTCTTTGTAGGACTGCGGAAGATAGTCAAATTTCAACTTGTCAATCTGATCGGCAATCCTGGCTTGCACAGCGGGGTCCCCGTTGGACACCACCCGAATCATTTTCTCCGCGTCCTTGATGGCGGACTGCATTGACGCGTCAGAAACTGTTTTGCCAGCAGCCTGCATGCCAGTCAGCATGTTCAACATTCCAAAGGACGCCTGGGTATGGCGCTTCAGTACGTCCTCGCTGTTAACAGCGCCGCCGGTTGAAAATCCTATCGCCCCAAGCTCGTCCAGGCGCTCACGCGCTGTCTTCTCCACAGGGCCGCCCTCTGCCATGAAGCGGCCAGCCACAGACATCGAGCCGAAGTTGAACCGGTCAGGGTCGCTCACCACGTCAATGGCCACCGCCCGATCCCCCGCGTCTTTCCTGGCGCGGTCTGCTGAATCCTTTTGGTACGCCTCGACATCTTCCACTTTGAACGGCAGCACAGGGGCGGCCATGTCAAAACCCCCAGGTGCGGTGGGAGCGGTCAGGTCAAACGTCCTGGCCAGGGTAGGCTCTGCCGGCCCTGCATAGTCCTCGGTCCGTGGTCCTGCGTTCCAGTCGGCAACCGCTTTTTCGTACGTCTCAAACTGCGTCTTGTAGGGGTTGTAGACTTCCTCGTTGTACTTCTGCGCTTGCGTGTTGTAGTTGGTGACCTGCGACATGTACGGCTGGTACACGTTGGTCTGCCAGTCTGCCAGGGCGGTGTTGTATGACTGGCGCTGCGCTTCAAATGCGTCCAGCTCCTTTTGACGATCTTCCAAATACCTCTTGTCTGAGCCACGGAGCATGGTCCGCTGCACGGGGTTGGCAATGCCGCCAAAGGCAAACTTCTGGACAATGTCCATGTCGTCTTCTGACAAGTTGGTGTATTTCATAGCGCCCCGGCCGAAGAATTGGTTACCCCATTTTAAACGTCAATAGTACTCTGGCACAAGCTCCCGCTTCTCCCCTTCTTCGTTGTCGTCGGTTGCCAGGCTGATGAAGTTGCCGCGCCGAAAACGGTCCATGGCCATGGTGGTGCTGTCGACCATGTCGTCGTTGTCGCCGTTCGGAAACGCCGCGCATTCCTCCACCAACAACTCGGCCCAGTCCGTGTCCGGAGCCCAGACCATCCCCGCCTCGAACACAGGGGCCACTGCGTTGGCCCGCGCTACCTTGTCAGTGCCCGCGCGCCGCCCGCCCGGCGAGTACATCGTCACCGGGATGCTCATGCGCCGCAGTTCCTGCTGCAGCGGCGTTCCTGTGGCCTTGGCCTCGATGAGCACGTTGTCCGGCTGCCAGTGATCGTACTGCTCCTTTGCAATGCGCTTGAGCTCTGGGAAGTCCCAACGCCCGCGCTTGACGTCAAGCAAGATGATGGACGCCCCCGCGTCCTCGTTCAGGTAGAACACGCCCCACGTCGTGATGACGGAGTAGTCAGCCGTCTCCTTCTTCGAGTACGCCGTATCCAAGGACTGGATGATGTAGTTCACCACCGGCGGATCGTCGTGCGGCCACACCTTCCACCACTCCCTTTTCAAGATCGCACCCTCGTCGTTCGTGGGCTGCTGCTGGTACATCGCGTTCCACTTTTGCACCGACAAAGTGGCCTTCACGCCTTCCAGTTCCTCGATCTTCCAAAAGCCTGGCCACAAAGGTTTGCCCGATGGCAAGATGGCCGGGAACTCAATCACCTCCCACTGGTCCGCGTTGCGCGACTTTTGCGCCTTGAGCAGGCGCGCCGTCAAGTCCTTCGTCCCCCAGCGCGTCATCACAATCACAATCGCGCCGCCTGGCTGCAAACGCGTGCGAGGGCCAGAGATGTACCACTCCCAGGCATTGTCCAAGGCCAGCTCACTCATCGCGTCCTGCTCCGAATGCGGATCGTCAATGATCAAGACGTTCGCGCCCCGGCCAGTCATCGCGCCGCCCACACCGACAGCAAAGTATTCCCCGCCCTTGTTCGTGTCCCACCGGCCGGCAGCCTTTGAGTCTTGCTTCAAACTGACATCGGGGAACACCTCCTTGTAGGTGTCCATGTCCATCAGGTCACGCACCTTGCGACCAAAGCGCACGGCGAGCTCGCTGTTGTGCGTTGCTTCAATGGCCTTGGTTCGCGGATCACGGCCCATGAGGTAGGCGGGCAGGAGGTAGGAGGCGAACTCAGACTTCGTGTGCCGAGGTGGCATGTTGATGATCAAGCGCTTCAAGGTGCCGCTTGCGATCCGGTCGAACGCGTTTGCCATCTTCTCGTGGTGCGCACCAAGGATCGCGCTTGGCCAGACGTACTTGACGAAGCCGAGGAATGTTGAACGGGCATTGTCTTGCGTCTCAAGCTGCGCGAGTCGGTACTCGAGCTTAAGCCGTTCCGCGTCAATTTCTTCAGGGATCATGGGGGTCCGTTTCGTTTTGGATTTGCAAATATTTTGACACGAGTTGACTTTGTAGACAAAGGGGGCCCTTTATTGCAAGGGGGTCGAAAACTGTTTCACGTGAAACATACCGTGTAAAACAGGGCTAAAGCCGGCGCAGCCTGCGACCCGGCCCGTTTTTTGGGGTCCGGGGTGCGTGGGGGTTGCTGCAGGCACCAGGGCGCGCGGACCGTCGGCCACCGGCCCAGGCGCGCGGCCCAGGGCGCGCGGATCGCGCACCAGGTAGCGGGCACCAGGTCGACCAGGCACCAGGCGCGCGGCCTGGTGTTTGTGATCCTGGCCACCTGGTCACAAACACGGGGCACCTGGTCAACACAAACACAAACACGGCCACCAGGTCCAGGGCGCGCGGACCAGGCACCAGGGCACCAGGTCCAGGGCACCAGGTCCAGGGCGGCCGGCATGCGATACGCGCACCACGGCCCAGGCGTCGGGCGGCCAGGCTCGCGGACCTGGCACGGCCGGGGACCAGGGCGGCCGGTTTTGACCAGGTAACGCGGCCGGATCATGGCCACCTGGTGCGATACCAGGCGAAAAAAAGCCCGGCACGCGGCCGGGCTCGGATCGGGCAAACCCGGCACGCTAGGCGGGAATCCCTGCAGCGCTCGCCAGCTCGGCCAGCAAGTGGTCGGCCGTGCCCAGCGCGTCGGCCTTGTCGTCGGTGAAGTACTCGGCCACCAGGCGGCCGTCGCGGTCCAGGGCGCGCACCTGGTACTCGGACCAGGTAGCGGACCAGGCGACGCGGACCAGGCCAGCGTCGGCCAGGCGGACCAGCTGCACCAGGCGCAGGCGGCCGCTCATGCTGCACCCCTGGCCAGCTCGGCCGCGCGACGGTCGGCGGCCACGGCCACCAGGGCGGACCGGATCGCGGCCAGCTCGGGCTCGGTCATATCGCCCAGGGCGGCGGCCAGGCGGTCGGCCACCTGGTCGACCGGGTCGCTCATATCGTCCAGGGCGACGGCCAGGCGGTCGGCGGCCTGGTCGGCCGGGTCGGGCTCGTCCAGGCACCAGGGCGCAGCGTCATACCCTGGTAGCGCTCGGCCGCTCGGGTCGGGGGTGTACTTATACGAGCCGGGCGCGGCCTGGTAGGCGGCCAGGTGCGCAGCTGCGACCGCAGCGCGACGGATCGCGACCAGGTAGCCGAACGCGTCGGAATCATTCCAGGGCGACCAGTCGCTGGCCTGGTAATCGAGACAGTCGCAGGCTTTGACAATGGCCACCGGCACCAGGGCGGCACCGGCCGAACGGTCCAGGCCACCGAACGGGACCAGCTCGGAATCGTAGCGGCCCGCGTAGCGCTCGGAATAAGCGCGACGGTTTGCGCTTGCCAGCATGTGGGCGACCGCGTCGGGCGACGCGTCCAGGTCGACACCATGGCGAACGGCCCAGGCGACCAGGGCGGACACGTGAAAATCAGGGACAACAAAACAGCTCATGATTGCACCCCCACGTCGGCCAGCTCGGCGACGGCCACCAGGTCGGCGACCGGGCGACGGGCGACGGCCACGCCAGCCAGCAAGCGCTCGGCCATGCCAGGGCGCGGGCAGTCCAGGGCGAAGCGCTCCCAGGTCACGCCATCGGCCGGGCGGTGGAACACGTCGGAATCACCGGCCACCATAACGGGCCAGGCCTCACACATAACGGCCACGCCATCGGCCACCAGCATCACGTCGCCATGCTTAACTGGCCCATATTGGGACCAGTCATAAGCGCTCACCATGTCCAGGTCGCGCAGGTCGAAAATTTTCGTTGTCATACTTTCTCACTTTCTGGGTTATTCCCGGCCACCGTGGCCGGGGATTAAATTTTAGTCTAAAAAATTTATCCTGGTCAACAAATAAAAAAGCCCGCCAGGTGGCGGGCTCGGTGACCAGGGCGGCCGGGTCAGGCGGCGACCGCGTCGGCCGGTGCGGGCTTTGCCTGGGCGAGCTGGCGGGCCTGCATGCGGTACGGGTAGCCGCGCACGTCGACCACGTGCCAGCCACGGCGCGGACCGGCCGGGCGCTGCAGTTGGTACACCTGGCCACCGTACGCCACCCAGGCACCGGCGGCCGGTGCGGGCTTTGCTTTCCTGGCGGCGTGATGGGCGCGGACCCGCTCGCGCCATTGTGCGGCCCAGCCCTCGCGCTCGGCGTGCGGCGCGTCCAGGTAAGCCAGGGGACAATCAACCGCGCACGGTCCGACGCTTTCGTCCTGGTCTTTATACCCCCAGCCATCGGCGCGGCCGGATTGCATCAGGTCCAGGCCGATCCAGTGCTGGCCGGTGGCCAGCTCGCGCACCAGGTACCAGTGATGCGAGCCGGTAACGCATGCGCGCACCAGCTGCAGGTGATCGCCGAAGCGCTCGGGGCGGCGCAGGTGTTGCACCAGGGCCGCACGGGTGGCCCAGCGTGAAGAAAAAAGCCAGCCCATAATTACACCCCCACGGCCAGCAGGTCGGCCGCGCGCGCTTTAAGCGCTGCACCAGCACCAAACCAGGCGGACTCCATGCGCGTATTATTCGAGCGGCCGCGCTCGTGATCGACCAGCTCGGTCACCGCGTTAAGCATAGCCCAGCGAGTACCGGCCACCCCGGCCAGGTCGGACCCGATAGCGGCCCCATTAAATAACTGCATGATCCGCACATAAGCGCGCGATTCAGTCACCGGCCGGGCGCTTGTGTGATAAGGGCGCAGCAGCTCGGCCACAAAATCATCGGCGGCGGCCTGGTCCATCGGCGACGCGGCCAGCTGGCGAGACTGCACCAGAAAACCCTCGAACGCGTTAGCCACAATCCCCAGCTGCAGGCGCACGGATTCGGGATCAAAGCGCTCGGAGTGCAGCACGCGAACGGCCGATTTTAAATAACCGTTATTTATTTCCCGCTCGCCCTGGATCACGCGGCCGTTACTGTAGCCACCGACGGCGGCCGTGATTGTGTTATTGCAAACCACGCGGATCGCGGTAAATTTAGCCACGGTCGCCATCGTGCCATCGTACGACGTGCCCAGCAGTAAATAAGGCTTGACCAGGTCACGCTCGACCACGGGCGCAGCGTCGCCCACGCTGGCCAAAGCCCAAACCCTTTTACCATCGCTCAAGGCCCCGGCTGTTTCCAATTGAAAACCACCCAGCTCGACCAGCTCGCGGAAAAAATCCATTACCTGGCCAGGCTGGACCACGTTATAAGAGTCACTGACCACGGCCAGGGGCGCGCCAGTATCTGAGCGGTGCAAAACCTTGCGCGCTGGCCAGGTTTGCAGGTCGGTGGTGGCCGGGGTCGAATACTTGACGGGGCTTTCAAGCACGTCATAAGCCAAACCGGCCTGGCGGGTCCAGGTGTCAATATCGGCCCCAGGTGTCAAAGCCTGGCCCAGGCCGTGCCATGGGGTTTGGCCAGTGTATGCCATGGCGGCGCGGCCGGTGGTGGTGTCGATCATATGAGCCATGTTCTTTCTCTCTTTCTTTGGTTAGGACCGGGCAAAATCGCCCGGTAACTGAATTTTAGTCTAATAAAAATCCACTTGTCAACAAGTGCATAAAAATATTTTTATGCGGCCAGGCCCAGGTCGCCGACGATATGATGGCGCAGCAACGAGCCAGGCGGCAACGAGCGCGCAAACCCGACCAGGGCGGCCGGGTCATCCTGGCGGCCGTCGGTGCTGGTCTTATTCCAGGCCAGGCGGACCGGGCCCGAATTACCATAACACCCGCCAGGTGCATCGGCCCCGACCAGGGCGGCCCCGCTACCATGGCCGACGAACACAATCACATAATCGCGGTCACCACGCGCGCACAAGGGGCGGCCATTACCGCATCGGGCGCAATCAAAATCGTTTGACAATTCGGCCGGGCATTGGGCGAACAAAACCCCGTCCAGGGTATACGGCCAGACCGTACCGGCCGGGGCGGCCACCACGGCCGGGCGGCCCAGGCGAACGGCGGCCACCGCGTCGGCCATGGTGTCGCAGCTGGCATTAACCACGGTCTCGCCAGGTGCAGGCACGGGCAGCAGCTCGGCCGCAAAATGTGAGTAAGTCCAGGCCTGGCCACCACGGGGCACGGCCTGGCGCAGGGCGGCCAGATAATCCGCGTCGATCAGGTCGGCCGCGTGCTGGCCTTGTGGGTTGAGGGCGCATGATTTTGGGCACGTGCCGAACACGTTATGGCCACCGGCCCGGTAAGTCACCGCGATGGGGCCGGTTTTTTTGTTGGCCGAATTTTTAACGGTCTTAAGCATGTCTTTCTCACTTTCTAGGTTACGGCCTGGCGGGCTGCTGGCCTGGCTTGAATTTTAATCCAATAAAAATCTACTTGTCAACTAGCCACAAATAAAAAACCCGGCTCGCGGCCGGGTTTTGTTTTTTGGTCACTGGTCGCGCCAGTGGTCTATCTGGTCGGCCATGGCCACGGCCGTCGCGTGCCAGGCCTTAGGGCTTATGAGGGCGCGCGGGTTATCGTCGGGCGGACCGGCCTGGACCAGCTCGGCCGCATAACGGCGCACGGCTTCAAGGATAAAAGCCTGAGACAAGGGGCCGCCTGGATTCATGATCATCAGGTGGTTTACTTTCTGGATATTGGTTTGCGTTTTCATGCTGGCCACCTTATGCGCGGATTGAAAAACTGTTGTTCTGGAAAAAGTCCCGGATAGCTTCGTCGATGTCCAGGTTTTCGGTTAATTTGTCGGGGTCGATTTCCCCGGCCAGGTCGGCCAGGTCAATATCGCCGGCTATCTCGGTCAGCTGGCTATCGGTCAGCTCGCCAGCCAGGGCCGATGTGTCAATGTGCTTGGCCAGCTCTTCCAGGTTGACATTTTCAGCGATTGCAGCGGGGTCCAGGTTACCGGTGACCAGCTCGGCCCGGATCATGTCGCGCACCATAGGGCGCAGCTGCTCGGCGATGTCTTTAACCAGGGCTTCAATGATGTGTTGCATGTTCTTTCTCTCTTTCTAGGGTTGTGGCGTCGCGGATCGCTCGGCCTGGTTGCATTGTAAATCTACTTTTATCAACTTGTCAACTGTTCCCGCCAAATATTTTGTGGAACAGCCAAAAGCCCAAAAGCCTGGCGACCAGGCCCTTGTGTTGCTTGTCGTCAGGGGGCTTAGGCGGCTGCTGTCTACGGGCTCGCTCAAGCGCTTCACGGTCGGACTGTCGCATGGGTTACTCTTCCGTCACAAGTTCAAGGTCAGCCAGGTAAAGGTTGCCGTGGCCAAAGTCCTCTTCCCGAACATCCTGCAGCGCTCGTGATGCGGCCTGCTCTTCGTTGTCGGCTTCGACTACCAAAATAGCCATGGCGGAACGCTCGATTTCAATTCGATATTTCATGTCTTTCTCTCTTTCTGTGTTGCCTGGAACGCCCAGGTGTTTGTGATCCTAGCACAACTGTTCTATACAAGTCAACAGTCAATCAGATGCTTTCGCAGTTCGGCCCAGGATATGCCCGTCCACGGCCACCTGGCCAGGGCCGGGGTGTCGACGCCCAGGGTTGCCAGGTCAATGGCCTGCTCGCCACAAAACAGCAGTAGCTCGGATTTGCTCGCGTGAGTTGTCCCGGCCGGTTGGTACTGCACCAGGATGTATGTCGGGCAGCGGAGGTCAGCGTGCTTGATGTGAAAGGCGACCTGGTGCGGCGACAGGTTGACCTTGCGGCCGCGCTTGACCACTTTCAGCTCGACCATCACAAACAGGCCATGCGGGAATGCCAGCAGGCAGTCCGGGATGCCCAGGTTGACCCTGGACTCAATCCGGGTGAAATGGCAGCTTGGGAGGTTTTCTTTCAGCCGCTTGTACAGGTTCGCTTCGGGTTTCACTGCCATCGTCGTCCTCGCCTTCGGGCTCTTGCTCGATCTGTTTGGGTGTCACATCAATGATGGGTCCAGCGCCAGCGCCGTACAAGCGCTTGATCTCTTCCAGTTTGCGCTGCACTTCTTCTTTGGACATGCTGTCAATGGTGCCGTGCCTGATTTCCTTGCGGTCGATGTAAATCGTGCCCAGGGCCTGGCCCCTTCGGTACTCGGCCTGGACGGCCGCGCCATACGCGCCAGCCTGGAGTGCCTGGTCGCGGATAACCTGGAGGTCGCGCATGTGCCGCTCGAACGTGGTGCCGTACTTCTCGCCCAGCTCGCGCCTTCGCTCCTGGATCGCGGCCACGATGTGCGGGCACACCTCAGGGTCGGTCAACTCGCGGGCCCGGTTCTTTGCCCAGATTTCGCTATACCCTGCACGCAAGGCCGCCTCTTTCAAGGTCACATGGCCATCGCCCGCGCAGAACTCTTCCACGAACTTCCATTCCTGGGGTGTCAGGACCTTGGGCTTGTGGGGCTTGACCGGTGCGGTCACCCTGGCTTCGACAACAGCAGGGCGACCGCCCAGCTTCTTGCCAACCAGGAATTTCTCGTCCTTGGCCGATCCCATCAGGACACCCGCCACAAGCGCCAGCCTTCGCCATGGCGTCGGCAGGTAAACCGCGTGCCAGGATGACGCCTGGAGTACATGTAGGCAGCACTGCGCAGGTTCTTGATCCAGGTGGCATCCAGGATCATGAAACTGTCGCCAATGGCCATGTCAGGGAATGGGTAGCGCTCTCGTGGATCGACGCCACCAGGCAAAGGGATGTTTTTTTCGATTTTCATGGCCACATTGTGCAACATCTCCACACCTAACGCAACAACAAGGGCATTTGACCCCTCCAAAGGTCAAATTCAGGGTTTTAGTTAGACTTTTTTAGACCAATGTATGTTTTATTTTTTTCAAAAAGTCAGCCCGCGCGCATTTTATGTGAATTACTCCTGTATACCATGTGTAATGTGATGTGTTCTCATAACCCATTGATTTCATTAAACAATTACACCATTACGTCTATTACACCTAATCTCACAAAAAAAATAAAAAAAACATCATTACCCAAAAAAAGTCTATAGAAAGCCCCAAATTGGCGTAAGTCCCTGGTCCGTGGCCCGTGTTCCTACGTACTAACCCCTACAACCTTGCAACTGTCCCCCACAAACAAACATGCCCGGCCAGCAACAGCCAACCGGGCACCATTCCCCACACTCCACGCACCACTGCCTACTGCAGATGCTCCCCCAGGCCATCCCTGTACTCGCCCGACAGCATCTTGGCTGCCAGTTGCAGGGGGATGAGGTCGCCGAATTCAATCGCTGTGACGTTGCTCAGCTCCGTGGCCCGTGGGTCTTGGACCACTGGCCCGATCAACGCGCACTGTGTCCCGTTGACGGTGAGGATGACGATCTGGACCATGGGCCGTGGCCCGAGGGCTTCGACGATGTCTTGGAGGAGCGGGTTCATTTGAGGGTTGACTCCCATCCACCGACTTCCCCCTTCTTGATGCCCAGGTCCAGGCAGAGCTTGTCGACCTCGAGGGTGAGCTTCTCGTTGTCCTTCTTCAAACTGAACACCTGGTTGGCCAGGTGCTCCATGCCGTCCTGTTGAACTTCGATCCTTCTGCGCAGGCCGGCGATGTACTCCCTGGTTTCTACGCAGTCGATGGGGCGGGGTGGGTTTTCTGTTGAGAAAGTAGCGGGTCTCATGGCGTTCCTTTGTTACCGTTCGTGTTTGTTGGGGCTGGGCTTGACTTTCGGGTGGGCCCTGGCGTGGATACTGAACTGTTTGTAGGCGATCAGGTTTTCTTCTTTGGTCAGATTCTCGTACACCTGGGCCTTCTTTGGCCGAAAGTAGGGGTCATTGGCGAAAATGCTGGCCCGTGGCGCGTGAGCCCAGAGGAAAGGGCTGTCGGGGTGGCAATCGCATCTCATGTCAGGTCCTTAAGTTCGGTGTGTCTTTGCTTTACAGCCGCCATCATGTGGCCGTAGATCACAGGGTCTTTTTCTTTCAGCCTTTCCAAGAACTTTTCCATCCAGGCCTCATCAGTAGGCGACAGGTCACTGGCCAGTTCTATCAGTTCTTTGCGGGTTGTCATGTCTTCTCCTCCAAAATAACGCGCTCGAGTACTTCCATCGACCGGGTGATGCTCTCGTAGAGGTAGTCAGGCAGCCGGGCTTGTTGGCTCATGGCCCAGGACTCCAGTGCAGACAGCAGCTTGATGGCTGCGAGGGCTTCTTCTTTGGTCATGTCTTGTCCTTGAGTGTTGCGCTGATGAGTTGGCTGCACCGTGTGCATTGGTACAGGTAGTGGTTGGGCTTTATGTTGCCGTTGACAGGCTCCCAGCGGTGTTTGCAGGTCATGTGTTGCTCCTTGCGCGGATGGCATCTGCGCAGTCCAAAGTAGCAGCCTCCCACAAAGATTCGTTGTCTAGTGAAATGTGCACAGGAACAAGCAAGTCATCACACACCTTTGCACACGCCTCACGCTCGTCAGCACGAACAAGCTCGGCAAAGTGCTCAATATCACCATGCAGGGTCAGCCCATTGGCCTCAATCAATTCAAATACGGTCTTCATGTGTTCTTCTCCTTGATTGCATAGTCGTGAAATATCGCCCCCTTGCTTGCGTCACCAA